CCACGACGCGGTTGCCGCCTTGTGCGAGCCGACGCTTGACCCCGTGCTCACCGACGCAGAGATCGACGCGGCGATCTTGCGCTCGATGGGCTTCCGCACGTGGACGGCGGCGACGACGTACTACCCGGATGTGCTCGTGACGCCGACGGTGCCGAACGGGTGGGCGTACGCGCCACACACGCAGTCACTGGCGAGCGATTGGGATCCGGTGGCCACGGCCGGGATGGTGCCCGGTATTTCGGGCGACACGGAGCCCGTCTGGGTGATCCCCGCGAGCAGCCGCAACCCATCGGCATACGTGGCGGATGGGACGATCACGTGGGCTGCCGCCGTGCCCACCAGCGGCGCCTCCGATGTCAAGGCGGCAGCCAGTGAGTGCTGGCGCACGAAGGCGCGGAAGGCATCGGATCGGGTGAACACCACGATGAGCGGTGCGGGCAGCGCACAGGAGGCGACCACGTACGACCGATGCATGGCGATGGCTGCGTTCTTACAGCCGGTCGGGCTCTTCTAATGCGCCCCTACTTTTCCGCCGGGACGCTGGATCGGATGCGGCAGACCGATGAGCGCGCCATGTCCGATACCGCGCAGGTCCAGGGATCGACCTGGATTGATGACGGTGCGGGTGGCGGGACGCCCGGTTGGGGCACGACGGCGACGGTGCCCTGTCGCATCGCCGCGCTGACACAGGGAGACGCGGAGATTGTCATCGCTGATGTGCAGGAGACCGTGACGCTCTATCGCGTCAATCTGCCGCTCGGTACTGCGGTGGACGTTGATAACCGCATCCTCGTCGGCCCGCGCACGTTCTCAATCCTGACGATCCCTGCGGGTACGTATGGCACAAGCGTCATCCTCATCTGCAAGGAGGTCATCTAAATGTCAATGGTGATCATCGAAAACGACGAGACGCACGAGCAGTACGCCGTTCAACCGGAGGACTACGAGCGGGAGAAGGACGGCGCGTACGCCGGCTACTCGGTCATCTCGTACGAGGACGGTACACCCGTGGAAGAGCCCGCCGAGGACGCAGCGAAGGCGCAGGCGTAGCAATGCCGAGTGGCGTGCGCGTCGAGATCATCCGCAACGACTTCGCCGCGATTGCCGCGCGTCTTCCCGGCGCGGTTGACCCGAAGGCGGCCGCGACCGCTGCTGCGATTGAGCGTGACTGGAAGGCAGGCGTGCGCGTGCGTACCGGCCACTACCGGGACAGCATCACGACCACGCGCAACGGGTCGGGTGACTACACCGTCTCGACAGACACCCCGTACGCCGTCTTTCAGGAGAACGGCACGCGCTACATGGCCGCACACCCGGCGATGATTCCCGCCGTGGAACGCCAGCGGCAGCCATTCATCAACAGCCTGTCGCACCTGGAGAGCGAGCTTGCCTGATGGCTACGATCGTCACCGCCGAGAAGTGGATCGCCACCACCCTGAAGGCGGATTCCGTCTATATGAGCGCCAGTCCGGGCGGGGTCTATCGCCGCGAGGCGCCACAGAACGCCTCGCTGCCCGTGACCGTTTTCCAGAACCAGGGCGGCGGCTCGGTGAGCGTGATGGAGGTCGCGGGTGTGCGCATCATGGCGAACGCGCTCTATCTCATCCGGTTGATCCACCCTGGCAACTCCATCGTGGCGATCGAGGCGGGCGCGGATCGGATGTACTCGCTCCTCCACCGCAAGAGTGCCACGCTCTCCGGTGGTCTCGTCCTCTCGTCGATTCAGGAGGACGAATACGAGTCGTTCTATGAGGACGGCGATCAGGATTTCGTCGAGCTCGGACATCTGTTCCGGCTCCTCCTCCAGTAGTCACAGGAGTACGCAGATGCCGGAACGAACGACAGTAACGGAGTTAGTCCAATGCGGAGTTGAGTCGGTCATCGGGACGCTCGTGCCGGCGACGAAGCGCCTCAGCTCGCTCTCGATCGCGCCCGATATCCAAGGCACCGTCACGAAGTTCGCGCCGATGGGCAACAAGTTCGACACGCTCAACGTGCTCGGCAAGGAGTGGACGGAGGCGGCCATTGACGGCCCGCTGACGTATGACGAGAGCATCTATGTCCTCTCGACCTTCTTTGCGATGACCCCTGGCGTCCAGATCGGCACGACGGGCGCCTACACCTGGGGCTTCGACATCGCCTCCTCCGCGCCGGACACCGTCAAATCGCTCTCGATCGAGCGCGGATCCTCGGTGGGTGCGGAGACGGTTGCGGGGAATGTGGCGCGGGCGCTGAACATCCTCGTCACGCGCGATGAGGCGACGTTCAAAGGGACGCTGATGGGCAAGCTGACGACGACGGGGGCGACGTTGACGCCGTCCGTGAACGACGCGAAAAGCCTGCACGCCGTGGCCGCGGTCACGGGCGGCACCTTCACCATCGGTGACGGTGTCAATACCACGCCACCGGTCACCGGTGCGACGGCGACGGCGACGACCGTCCAAGCGGCGCTGAATGCGGCGACACCGAACCCAATCCCCTACACCGCCGTCGGCGGCAACCTGGCCACGCCCACCGATATTGTCTGCACCGCCTTTGGCTCCGGCGCGAGACCGGCCTGGACGATCACGCCGACCGGCATCACGGGCGGACCCGTCAGCGTCGTGCAGGGCGCCGCCGGCGCGGGCCCGAACCCGCTGCCGCTGATCCCGGTGCTGCCGCAGCAGTTCGATGTCTACCTCGACAACAGTGCGGCGGCGCTGGGGACGACGAAACTGCTGCGCGTCCTCTCGGTCGAAACGGACATGGCAGACCGCTTCAATCCGCTCTGGGCAATCAACAGCGCGAACACGTCCTACGCGACCACCTACGAAACGAAACTCAAGCCGCAGGTGAAGATGCAGATGGAGCGCGACGCGGCCGGTATGGCGCTCGTCACGGCGATGCGCACCGGCGCAACCCGCTTCATGCGCATCAAGGCAACGGGCAGCCCGATCGGCACCGCCGCCTACGGCTTCTCGCTCGACATGGCGCTCCAGGTCTCTGACGCGCCCGCATTCGATGACAAGGATGGCCTCTCGACGCTCTCGTGGACGCTCGACCTCGTCCACGATCCCACGTGGTCAAAGGCGATCCATCTTGACGTTGTGAACACCCAGGCAACGCTGGGGTAGGGGGAAGCGTGAAACTCTCGCAGTTAGTGGAGGATCGCCGCACGGTGACGATCTCCGTGAGCGGCGGCACGATCACGCTCGGGTACAACCCGGCAGGGGTGACCCCGCGGATGTTTGCGACGATTGAGGAGTTGCAGGAGTCGCCGGACAATCCCCGCATCGTGAGCATGGCGATGGCCGAGATGCTCAGCCAAATGGCGACGAACTGGGATGTGACCGACGACGACGGTGAGCCGCTGCCGCTCACGACCGATGCCCTGATGGATGTGCCGATTCTGATTCTTTCCAAAATGTGCGAAGCGATTTTCGCGGAGATTGCCGTCCCAAACGCATCCAGCGCGACCTCCGGGTCTGGCTCGTCACCGGCGGGCTCGCAGGACGCGCTCCCATCTGGTATCTCGTCATTCGCGCGGGTCGGTACTTAGGGGTCGATCCCCGTTCGCTCGAAGATGACTCGATGGTCCTCGTGCATCGCGCGCTCACCGCCGAATCGGTAGAGGCGCAGGCGCGGGCAGAACTGGAGCGGCGTGCCGACCGGTCCGGCCGCTTTCGGAGCTAAGAGGTAACGGTGCCGATCACTGCTGCGGAATTGAAAGTCGCGGTCAGCGCGGATACGACGCAGGCCGAAAGCGGCATCGCGGGCTTCGGCAGCAAGGTCGCCGGGCTGGGCACCGCGATCGCTGGCGGCACGGCGCTGATCGGCACGGCACTCGCGGGTGTCGGTGTCGCCGGCGTCAAGATGGCGGCGGACCTCCAGCAGAGTGTCGCCAACATCTCGACGATCAAGCCGGACATCGACACGAGCGCCGTCTTCAACTCGCTCTCGGAGATCTCGACGCGCGTGCCGCAATCGGCGCAGTCGCTCGCGGACGGGTTGTACAACATCTTCTCCTCGATCAATGTCTCGCAGGGCGACGCGCTCAAACTCGTGGAGGACTTCGCCAAAGGTGCGGTAGGCGCGCAGACCGACGCGCAAACCTTCGGCACCGCCGTCATCGGCGTGATGAATGCGTACGGCTCCTCCGTCGATGACGCATCGCACATCAGCGATGTCTTCTTCAACACCGTGAACTCCGGGGTGGTAAACGGCCAGGAACTCGCGGCCAATCTCGGCCTCGTGACGCAGTCGGCCAAGGGCGCTGGCGTCGGCTTCGACGAGTTGGGTGCCTTGATCGTTGGCGTAACGAAAGAGGGCGGTCCGGCCGCGCAGAACATCAACAACCTTTCGAATCTGCTGCTGAAGATGCACACGCCCGATGCCACGAAGAACTTCCAGGCGCTCGGCATCGCCACCACGGACGCGAGCGGGAACTTCCGCTCGACGATCGACGTGATGGGGGATCTGCAAACGCGGCTCGGCACGATGACGGAGGCACAGCGCAACGCCTACATCCAGAAGATATTCCCCGATGTGCAGGCACAGACCGGTGCGCGTGTGCTGATGGGCGAACTCGATAGCGTGCGCGCGGCACTCGCGCAGAACACATCGGGGGCGGGCAGCGCCGAGGCCGCGTACAAGAAGATGAGCGAGACCGCGTCGGCACAGTTTCAACTGCTGAAGAACACCGGCGTGCGCGTGCTCACACAGTTGGGCGCGGCGATCCTGCCGGTGATCACGCCGCTGCTCGTCGCCTTCAACCAGCAACTCCCCGGCGCGATCAAAGCATTTCAGGCGGCGATGTCGGGCGCGGGCGCCGGGAGCGGTCTGACACAACTGCAAACGATCGCCTTCGCGCTCGGCAAGGCATTCCAGTTCGTCCGTGACAGCGTGCTGACCTTCGTGCAGGCATTGCAGGGGAACTGGACGGATGCGGCCGGCATTGTCGGCTTTCAGGCTGCCATCGGCAACCTCGGGCTCTTCATTCGCAACGTGGTGATCCCCGCGGTCCAGCAGTTCGCGGCCTGGGTGCAGGGTTCGCTCATCCCCGCCGTCCAGCAGGCGGCCGCGTTTATCAGCGCCAACGTGATCCCGGCGCTGCAGCAGTTCTCCGCCTGGTTCGTCAGCGTGGGGCTCCCCGCCATCCAGCAGTTCGCGGCGCAGGTGCAGACGTTCTTCCACGATCAGATCGTGCCTGCGATCGAGGCAGTGGCGAAGACGGTCCTGCCGATGCTCGCGCAGGCGTGGCAAACGATCTCGACCGAGATCATTCCGACCGTCGTGGCGATCGCGACGACGATTCAGCGCGAGTTCCAGGCCATCACGGACTTCATCACGGCGCACGGTGAAGCGATCAAGAACATCATCTCCGGTGTCTGGACGGTGATCAGTGCGACAATCGGCAACGAGCTCAACATCATCTCGAATGTGATCGCCCTCGTGATGAACCTGATCCAGGGCGACTGGTCCGGCGCCTGGCAGAACATCGTCAACATCGTCACGGGCATGTGGAACACGATGCAGACGCTCGCGGGCGTCTGGATGGACGCGCTCCATGGGATCGTCGGGACGGGGATGGATGCGATCAGTTCGCTCATCCAGTCCGCGTGGGACGGCATCAAGAGCGCGGCGCAATCCGCGTGGGATGGTATTCAATCCCTGATTTCGTCGGCGCTGACCGCGATCCAGACGACCGCGCAGTCGGTCTGGGACGGCATCAAGTCTGCGGCGCAAACCGCGTGGGACGGCATCAAGAGCGCGGTGAGCAATGCGCTCGACGGCATCCGTGGCGTGCTGTCGGCTGCGGCCGGTTGGGCCGGCGGGCTCGGTGGGGACATCG